ACGGAGACCTCGTCAACAACGTCCTCATCACCATGCCCCCTCGGCACGCCAAATCGACGTTCGCCACGGTCCTCTTCCCCTCCTACTTCATGGCCCGGCAGCCCGACCGCTTCATCATGTCGTGCTCCTACAACAGCCAGCTCGCCACCGACTTCGGTCGCCAGGTCCGCTCAGTCGTCGAAAACAAATCCATCACCCAAGCCTTCCCCGAGTTCACGCTGTCCCAGGAGTCCCGCGCCGCCGACGTCTGGCGCACGACCGACAACGGCGCCTACTTCGCGGTCGGTGTTGGCGGCACCACGTCTGGCCGTCCGTCCAACTGTTTTGCAGCGGGCACCCTAATAAGCACCCCTGCTGGCCCCACGCCAATCGAGCACATCAAGCCCGGCGACTCCGTTCTCAGCTGGAACCACGACCGCAACTGCCTCGAATCCAAACCTGTCATGGCCACCAAGGTCAGCGTCCAAAAGACCAACCACTACCAGGTTGCAGGCACGACCATAACTTGTACCCCCTGCCACCGTGTATATGATGGCCGCACGTATCGACCCATCGAGGACATCGCCGATGGCCCAATTTCAGTGCAAACACTGCGGCAACGACTTCCACGCCAAACCCAGCCAGCGTCGGCAGTTCTGCTCTCTGTGCAGGCCGTGTCACATGCGCGTCCACAAGACGCACGACTTGTGCCAGCGCATTGCACCAAGGTTAGTGAAGGAAGCTACACTCCGGTCTACGACATTCAGGTCGCAGACAACCACAACTTCGTTGCCGGTGGCATCCTCGTCCACAACTGCCTGATCGTCGACGACCCCATCAAGTCCCGCGAGGACGCCGAGTCCATTACCCAGCGCAACAAGACCTGGAACTACTACGCCTCTGCCCTGGCCACGCGTCAGCAGCCCCAAAACGACGGTCGCCCACCCAAGCAGCTCATCATCCTCACGCGCTGGCACCCCGACGACCTGGCCGGTCGCCTCCAACAAACTGAAGACTGGCAAGAGGGCCGCTGGCACCACGTCAACTTCCCGGCCATCACGACCGAAGAAAAGCGCAAGTACATCTACCTCGGAGACCTCTCGCCAGACGACGAGGACTACGCCCCCAAGGCCAACCCCCTGGCCCGCAAACGCCGCGTCCTCCGCACGGTCAAGGAGGAAACCCCCCTATGGCCCCAGCGCTTTCCGCTCGAAGAACTCAAGCGTCGCGAGCGTCTGAACCCGCGCGAGTTCGCCGCCCTCTACCAGCAACAACCCTACATCGAGGGCGGCAACATCATCAAAACGGAGTGGTGGCGCTACTACCCGTCAGACCTCAACCCGGAAAACTTCTCGAGCCTCATCATCGCCTGCGACACGGCCTTCAAGAAAACCGAAGCCTCGGACTACTCCGTGGCCGTCGTCGCTGGCGTCGACAGCACCGGCGACATCTACCTGGTCGACATGGTCCGAGACCGCTTCGACTTTCCCGAGCTCAAGCAGCGCCTCATCATCCTCAACAACATGTGGCGGGGAAAAGGTCTGCGCGCCACCTACATCGAAGACAAAGCCTCTGGCCAATCTCTCATCCAAGAGCTCAAGCGCCAGTCCGGCATCTCGGTCATCCCCTACAAAACCGTCAACGACAAGGTCGCGCGCGTCAACGCGATCCTGCCCATCATCGAGACTGGCCGCGTCTTCCTCCCCGAGTCAGCCCCCTGGCTCGACGGCTTCATTGAAGAGGCAGTCACCTTCCCCAATGGCAAGCACGACGACCAGGTGGACGCCGTCACCATCGCCATCGACGTCCTTTCGCGCACCGCCATTTCGCCCGAGTCCTACGACCTCACCGCCAACCTCCACCAGTCTCTCTCCAACCAACACAAAACCTCTCCCAATCGCCTGAGCGAAGCCTTCGGCAAATCCATCAACCAGCAACTGGGCCGCAAATCCTGGTCCAGTTGGGGTATTTGAGCACCCCACAAACAGGACGACTCCTCCACCTTTCCGACCATAGGTTCCCCACATGGCTCAAGGCGGTCCCGCACCCAGAACAGACCCGTCCTCCACCGGGCAGACGTATCGCAACGCCGAGTACGCGTCTGGCCCGAACGAGGGCATGATCGTCGACCTCTCCGAGCATGCGGAGCGGCTCATCAACTACGAGGACATCTCCCACCTCCTCGACGACGACCAGGAGCGCCGCATCGTCGACTACGTGAAGTCGATGATGGACATGTCCTACAGCAAAATCCGTCGCCGCTACGACCACTGGAAGGAGGCCGACCGCGCGCACGACGTCTACGTGCCGCCAGACGCGACCGAGTTCCGCGAGAAGGCGGTCATGGCCGACACACGCGCCATCGCCGACACGGTCCTCACCTACCTCATGGCTGCTCTGGCTGGCCGCAATCCGATGTTCCAGCTCGAGGGCCTCAACCGCAAATCTCGCCAGTCCTCCCTCATCCTCGAGCGCGTCCTCCACCAGCAGATGCGCCGCACCGCTGGCGAGGCCCGCCTGGCCCAGATGCTCCTCGACAGCATCCGCTACGGCTTCGCCCCCACCAAAGTCACCTGGAACGCGCAAACCAACCAGAACAACCTCATCAACTTCGACCCGCGCCGCACTTTCCCGGACCCCCGCGTCAACTGGGGTGACTGGGAGAACATGCAGTACATCGTCTTCACGGACTACAGCTCCTACAACTCGCTCCTCTACTCGGGCCTCTACCCCAAGCTCAAAATGTTCCCGGCGCTGCGCCACAAAATCTCGCCGCCGCGCAACGCTTGGAACGCCCACCACTGGCACCAAGAGGAGGGTCGTGGCCTCTCCATTGACCCCGCCGCGCCTCATCAGCGCGAGCGGATGGACCATGCCTATTTCACGCTCGGGGACGCGCGCGTCGTCGACGAAGCCTGGGTCCGCCTCTCTGGCTTCGAGATCGGCATTCCGCGCATCGACCAAATCTTCCTCGTCGTCTCCATTCTCGACGAGAACGTCTGCATCCGCTTTCAGCTCAACCCCTATGGCCAACAGTTTCCGACGGTCATCGGCGGCCTCTACCAAGACTCCCACAAGACCTATGGCCAGTCCCTCTATGACCTCATCCTGCCGATGCACGACATCGCCACGTACATGATGCGCTCGCGCATCGACAACATCAGCGCGGCCCTCAACAACCTCATCTTCGTCGACCCCACCCAGGTCTCTGTCCCTGACCTCATCGACCGCAACCCGTGGGGCGTTGTTCGCACGCAGGCGGGCGCCAAGCCTGGCGACGGCGTCTTCATCGCGGAAGTCCCAGACGTCACGCGCGGCCACATGAACGACATCGGCGCCATGTCCGAGCTCAAGCAACGTGTCAGCGCCGCCTCCGACGCGCAGCAGGGCATGCCCACCTCTGATGGCATCCGCACCGCCACCGAGATCGCGCGCCTGACCCAGCTTGGCTCCCAGCGTCTCGGCGTCTTGGCTCGCATCATGTCGGCCACCACCATCCGCCCGATGGTCCGAATGATGGTCGCCAACATTCAGGACAGCCTCTCCTTCGATGGCAGCATCCGCGTCGAAGACAACAACATGCCCTCCCAGCTCAAGGACATGGTCGAGGACGGCTACCTCGACTACGACGTGGCGAAAGACCTCCAGGGCGACATCGACTATCTCGTGATCGACGGCACGCTCCCACTAGAACCGACGCGCAACGCCGAGACCTGGATGAACATGCTCCAGATCATGGGCCAGACCGGCCTCAACATGGAGTACAACACGGGTCAGATCGCCGAAGAGGCCATTCGCTCGATGGGCGTCACGGACCTCGACCGCTTCCGCATCTCCCGCGAGCAGCTCCAGTCCGAAGGTCTCTCCCCGTCCCAGCAGATGGCCATGATGGAGCGTATGCGTGGCGCCTCGGTCCAACCCGAGGAGCAGGTCCAGCAGGAAGTCCAGAAGGGCAACCTCGTCCCCCTCTCCGAAGCGCGCCAGACCGGCGGTCGCAGCAGCGGCCCCCCCGCCCGCAACCGCATGGCCGACTAGCCTGCGCCTGCCAATCAAAAACCAGTCAAATCCCAGTCAAATAATCCACCAGACGCTCCGAGGCCCACATGTCCAAGACGCAGCAAGACGCTCTGGCCCCGCTCATCGACCAACGTGTGCGCCAATACGTCGACGCCACCATCCAAAGCGAACGCCGCGAGGCCAAAGCGCGCGAGGACCGCCTCACGCACCGCCTCGAGCAAGTCCAAACCGACCTCAACCTGGCCAAGGCCACACTCCACACGCTTCAGCAGCGCCTCGACGACATCTCCTCCACCACTCCAGACGCAAAACCTCACTCGGACGACAAATACGCCCTCACCAAGGCAAAACTCATCCGACTGATGAAAGACCTCGGCTACTACGATTAGGACGTCCGATGCCTCAGACGCGCCCCACAGGTGAACAGCTCCGCTTTCGCTCCCAAAACAGTGG